CTAGAGCGCCGGCTCGCTGTCCAGTTCTTTGAGGCCCCAGGCAATATTCTCAAGTAGTTGAGAATGCAGCTTGATCTCTGCTAGATGCTCGCTTGAGACGCTCCCGCTGCCGGTCATCTCGGCGGCTCTGTTGAGCAACGCGAAAGCTTCGTCGTCGCCCGCCCAGGCCCTCAGTGAGAGATCCAGGGCGGTAGCCACGTAGTTTTGGACAGATGTGAGGCTGGGAAGCTCGGTTTCGAGTTCCTTAAGACCCCAGGCCAGATTTTCTAACCACTGGGAATGGGCCTTCAGTTCGCCCAGATCATCTGCATCGATGCGATGGCCGAGCCTGGCCGCTGCCAGATTCAATCTTCTAAGGGCGATACTATCGCCGCTCCATGCCTGCATCGCCGTCTGCAGAGCAAGGGCGACGTACGTGTGAGCGATCATGATTTTGACACCTCCGACTTCACGCCAACCACCTGAGGAGGAGGGATAGCGGATGCCAAACAGGATAGAGAGGATCCTCCAGATCGCTACAGGATCAAGAAAAAACTTTACCATTAGCTGAACAGATCAATCTAACGATAAATTGCAACACTTGGATGAATGCGTAAAAACCGCTCAAAGCCCGGATCTGGCTCGTTGAGCGGCTTTTAAGAAGTGGAGCTGAGGGGAATCGAACACCGAGCGCTAAAAAGCTAGAATCCGCTCCTTGAGCATTTTACGAGTTTCGGCCTTAAATTCTTGGACTAAAATCGGCTTAACTTTTTGCGGCCTGTGAGGCGCTGAGGCGAGTTTCAAGGTCCGCCAGCTGATCAAGGGAAAGCGCGGCAACCGTGCTCCGACCATAGAGATCGGTGAGCCGCTTCTTGCTCTGCTCGATGGTGACGCCTGCCGCCTTCAGCAGATCGCGCACCCGATCGCGCCGGGCCTCGATCGGATCTACTGCTCGCCGCCGGTTACTGGTGGCCTCGCCGGGCGGCGCATCGTTCTCCGGATCGTCACCGGTAGCCTGGGCGAAGGCTTTCCAGTAGGCGTATTTTGCCGCGCCGGTGAGCGCCTTGAAAACGGCTTTATCGCCCTTGCTGTCGGCGGCGAAGCCGGGCATATCGACGGTGGCCACCTCGCCGCTTTCGCTGTCGGTGATGGTGAGGCGCACCATTACCTGAGCAGTGTGTTCCTCAATGTGGCAACTGGTGCAGGTGATCATCAAGCTGATGCCAGCTTCGGAACAGAGCGGACGGAGGGCGGCGAGCAGGTCGGCTTCAGTCGCGTAGCGATAGCGGTGGTGAGTGTTCTCGCCTGTCTTAGGCACCTTCTCAAGCTGGCCCTGGATCTTCGCGATCTTCTGGTGGAGCGTTGAGCTGGCCATCAATCCACGTCCTCGCTGGCCAGCTCAGCGGCGAGCAGCGCATCGATCTGGTCAATCTCTTCGCCGGTCAGATCGCCGCCTTCTGCCATCAAGGCAAGGATGGCAAGCCAGTTCTGATCTTCGGTGGTGAGCGCAGGCGGGGGCGGGGGCGGGGCAATCGTCAACATTTGTCCGTCCTCAAACGATATTTCTACGATATCAACTTGCTGTTATCGCGTCAACTGCTAGCTAGCATCGTGCTATCGTACAATGGTACGATTGAGAGATGAAGTTGAAAAGCAGGCTGCCCGAATTAATGCGCGAGCACGGCATCGATCAAAAAACTTTGGCCGCCAGGACTGGCCTGAGCCCGACCACGGTCGGCAAGCTCTACCGCAATCACTTCGACCGGATCGACAACCATACTGTCATTCGACTGTGCCGTTATTTTGGCCTGCAAAGTCTCGATGCACTTATTGATATTGAGTGGGAGACCGACGACGAGCCGGGCACCTGACCACAATCTTGGCAGACATGTATTTTGTGCCGTCTATTTGAGCGCACGGAAAGTAGCGCTAAATCTGGTTTGTAGCATCGGCGGGCTTGGGCGTGGCAGAAAAATCATTAACCACCAAGCCGCCTTCCGCGATCGGAATTTTCAGACTTGCAATTACTCGGATGCTGCCCGTGGCCAGCCAACACTCTGCTCTTGCGGTTGAGGTGCTGATCCTGGCTGTCGCCGATTTGCACGCTGCAAGGTCTGAAGCTGTAGGTAAATTTGCCGCCGCCGGTCGCCGCGAGAAAGAGGCCGCCGCCAGGGCCGCCGCCGCCGCCGCCTGGCTTGAATCTGCAGAGTGTGCGCGCCTGCTCGATCTTCTGGAGATCGACAGCGAGACCTTTCGCCAATACTGCTGGGATCTGGGCCGCTACGCCCGCACAGCGGCCAGGAGGCTCTATTACATGCCGCCTAGGCCGGAGGGCGAACGCACGGAAAGTATCGCCTGAAGCTCGAATCTGGAAATAGATAGCTTTGCTTGTTGCGCCGGAGGTTGGCAGTGATCGACAGTTCAAGGCTTGCCCTGATTTACCTGGGAGCGATCGTAACGATCCTGGCCCTGGGTGCGGTGATCTTGAGTTGCTTGCGCGCACCGGTGCCAGACCAGTTGTGGAACGCTCTGAGCGTTTTCGGGGGAGCGCTCCTGCTGCAGATGCCTGCCGCGCTGCGCTCGAAGGATGAGGCTGACAAATGAGCAGACTGGGTGTAGCTGATCTCACGGCGGCCTGGTGGCGCACTGCCAAAGTGCCGCAGCAGCGCCAGAACGAGGTGATCCGCCTCATCCGCCGGATCCTGGCCCACAAAGCTGAGTACCTGGCTGTCGAGGAAGCAGCCGGGGTGCCCTGGTGGTTTGTGGCAGCGCTGCACTACCGCGAGTCCAATCTCGACTTTGACACCTATCTGGGCAACGGCGATCCGCTGGATAAGCCGACCAGGAACGTACCGGCGGGGCGCGGACCTTTTGCGACCTGGCACGAAGGGGCGATCGACGCGCTCAGGCTCCAGGGCTATGTGGGCCTCAGCTGGCTCGATATGGCAACGGCGCTACGGCGGGCCGAGCGCTTCAACGGCGTCGCCTACCGCAAGATGGGCCTGCCCAGTCCCTATGTCTGGGCGGCCACTACGATCCAGCGTCCCGGCAAGTACGTGAGAGATCACGTCTTTGATCCGAAAGCCGTTGATTTTCAGCTGGGAGTCGCGGCCATCTGGAAATATCTGGCCCCGCCCATACCTGTGATCGCGCCAAACAAGGCAAAAGGCAAAGCGGCGTGATTTCTCGGGCCCTTATCGCCGCTGGTTATGGCTTGTTGCTGGCAGCAGCGCCGATTTCTCTTGCTCTGGCGTGGGATTCTCTCAAGTGGGTGGAGCACACGCTTGAGGTGCGGCTTGAGATTGATCGGTGCCTTAAAAACCTCCTTGATGCCGAGACGGGCACGCGAGGCTATGTGATCACGGGCGACGACGAATTTCTGGAGCCGTACCGCCAGGCCGTAGGCGACGCTGTGCCGTGCCTTTCCCGCTTGGCTGTTCTCACCGCCGACAATCCCTACCAGCAGGGACTGCTTGCGGTTGGCCAGCGACTCTGCCACGCCAAACTTGAAATCATGGCTGGCGTGATCAAAGCTCGCCGGACGCGAGGCTTTGAAGCGGCCCAGCGAATTGTGGCAAGCAAGCGTGGCAAAGCCGCCATGGACGGCTTTCGCTATGCCATGGCCCGGATGTTCAGCGAGGAGTCTCGCCTCCTCGCTGAACGACAGCAACGACTTGCAATCGGGCTGACTGCTGGGTGCCTCGTTACCGCTTCTGCCCTGGCTGGACTGCTATGGCTGAAATTCAAAGACCTTCGTGTTCAAAAGCTGGCCACAGAAGCAGTGGCAAGCACTGAAAAGATCCTGCAGGAGGCGCACGCCAACCCCCCTTTACAAACGGTAAAACAGTCTCTAGAGCAAGTTGCCGATAGGATGCGCCGTATCTCGCAGGGGTAGGTAGCCATGACTGAATCTGGGGGAATACCTGTGACGACGGCTTCGGAAATCGTCTCTGAATTGCGCAAGGCAGTTGGCGAGGTGCTCAGTCCTGTCGCTGAGCGACTTAAGGCTCTGGAGGAATCCAACAATCAGCAGAGCGTGAAACTCGCAGAAATTGCGACGACTCTTCACGCGACAGCCGGAGCCGTGGAGGCAATAGACGTGCGATCAACAACATCCGATAGGGCGCTAGTGGGCCATGACGCCCGGCTTACCAGCCTGGAATCATGGCGGCAGGCGGTTGAGGCTGAGCTGCGAGAGTATCGAGGGGGCCGCCATTCAGTAGCGCTCGAAGCGGTGAAAGGTCGCTGGGGGATCGTGACTGCGATCATTGCCGCGATCGGCGCTGCAGCGTCGGCAATCATCAGCTGGCTCACTCATCTTCGCGATGGCACGCCCTAGCCGAAGCCCTTCGGCCTCGGTCGCTGTGGCTTTGCCTGGCCGGGCAGCTTGCCCCGGCGGAACAGGGTCGCCTGGCAGGCCAGATCCTCAATCTGGATCGGCTCCTCACCGTTCGTGGAAGCAAGCTGGCCATCTGGGCCAATCATGGCAAGCAGCTGGCGACCATCGCCCTCGATCGGCTCCGGGCTTGCCACAAGATCGCCCTCGCAACCATCAGCGCGGATCGTGCGGTAGATAAAGTAGTTGCACCGCCACTTCACCGCTTCGGATCGGGCCGTCGCCAGCAGCTCCAGTTCCTTCTGCCGCTTCTGCTCCTGCAAGGTAGTGATGTTGTGGATCCGATCTGGGCTGGCGAAATTCTTTAAGTTCCCAAAAATATCAGGCACGGTACCAGCTCGCGAGGTTTGCCCACCGGAAAGATTCTACGCGATCGAGCGCCTGGCCCTCGCTCACCACTTTGAGCCACCGCTCGCGCCCAACGTGCGCTTCCTGCAACTCAATCACCCGCCGGATGCCGTCGCCGCTCATCAAGGTGAAGGGCGCACCCGGCTCAATGGCCAACTTTGAAGTGCCGCGCTGCGCCCGCCTGAGTCCGCTCAGATCGTAAGTGCCCTTGTCTACCAGCTCCGCGTAGCGAAACTGCAAAAGCTCTTCACCCACCAGCGCCAGGTTGTCGCCCACTTCAAGGCCCGCCAGCGTGGCTCCTTCCAGCTCGCCTGGCGGATAGATGCGCACGCGCACGCGCCGACTGACCGGCGCGGCCACCACTTCGCCCATCGTCGCGGGGTAATTGACGGCGCTGATCTCGCGCCAGTTCTCCCCCCGGTCCCAGGACTGATAGAGGGCGGCCAGGTGCCAGCGGCCAAGAAAGCGCTCTTCTGGGCAGGCGGCCCAGTAGAATCCCGGAGCCTGGCCGTGGGGGTCGGCTACCGGCGGGCAGTCGATTATTCTCCAGTGGCAGCGCGTGGCCCCGATCACCGTCTGCCTGGGTAGCGGCGGCGGCTTTGGCGGCGGCGGTGTACGCTCACGAAACTGCAAAATCCTGGTAGTTGGGCCGTGCCTAGGGTCGTCTGTCATTAATAAGCTCCTGCTGCATTGGCGTCGTATCGCTGGCAAACCACCGGATCGAAGCCGATCGCCCGCAAGTTGATCTGAAAATTGGCCCCAACATCCGCCGAATCGACGTAGAGGACGACAGGCGTCGTGCCGCCGCTGTCGTCTACGGGCCGCTCGAACTCAATCAAGTCGCCAGGATCTAGGATGATCCAGTCCATCGCCAGGGCAAAATCGTAGCGCACCGCTGCCGCCCAGGCCAGGTACATCGAGCGCCGGGCAATATTGGTGGCCTCGTCGCCTGTGAGTGCCAGGCTCGTGAGGTCGATCGAAACTTTCTGGGTCGAGGGCTGTGTGAGCCGACGATCATACGCACTGCCCTCGGCAAAGTCGCGGTCCCAGTCGCTATAGCGCACCCGCACTTCTGCCGGTAGCTCGCTCTGGGGCGTGCGCGTCTGCGTCCAGAGAGGAGTGTGCCCGGTGCCGTAGTCGTGCGCTCCCAGCGCGTCGGCGGTGAGGGTGGTAATCGGTTTGCCCGAATACCAGAGGCGCACGAACTTGAGCGCACCGCTCGATTCCACTACGTCGAAGGGGTACCCTTTCGAGAGTGTTTCGAGGCTGTTGCGAGCTGGTTCAACGTTGTTGTGAACAAAGCCGCGCACGGAGATGGACTCGAGATCGCTTGGGTCGATCGACGTGTTCGGCAGCCCGGCCCGTCCGCAAAGATCAGCCACGATCGCGTTGAGCGGGAAAGGCTTAGGATCCACCCGCCGAAACACGCTGGCTGAGAGCGTGGCGACGAAGGTGGCGCGCAGGGCCACGGTGATATTCGGGTTCGTACCGAAGACCGTGCGGATGGCGCTTCCTGAGGGGATGGTGAGCGTGCCGGTGCTGGTGTTGACGGTGTAATCGGTACCGTTCGTATAGACCGTGTAACCGTCCGGGGTTGTCAAACTGGTAAAACTCGAAATCGAGCTGTAGCCCAGGCTCAGCGTTGTCGTGTCGTTGTTGACGTATAGATTGCTCTGGACGGTGATGTTGCCGGAAGAGCCGGACCCATCGCCGCCGTAGTTGACGTTGACCACCTGGCCCCCGACGACCATCTCAGCAGAGATCGAGGGCGGGCGGTTGCCGTAGTCTGCCAAAGGTAGCCGCCGGTAGACCAGATAGGCTCTGTAGCGGTAGGCAGGGGTGTAGTAGCCCACCGCCGCGCTGATCGTGCCGTCCGGCCCCTGCAAGCTGGTGCCGGTGTGAAGCGTCAGATAGTTGTACTCGAAATTGTCAGTGTCGTTCATTGCCTGCTGATTGCCAGACTGCGAGCGATCGAACACCAGTTTCGAGTTCAACCAGATCCGGCGAAACTCTGCCGGCCCCCGGCAGAGCAGGGAAGCAGCAGTGCCGAAGTAAGAATAGTTGGTGACGTTCTGGACCGTGCGCGGGCCGCCGCCCTTGCCAGTGGTGACGGTGCTAGTCTGGGCTTCCTCCTCGATGTCTTTTGCCCAGATATAGTTGCCGGGAAGCCGGAACATGCCCCAGATGTCGGGGATCTGCACACCGTAGTCAGAGCGCTGGAAGGACAGATCGCCGACGCGCGGTCCGGCAGCGTCGGGAAGGCGCGTCGGCGGTGCCAGTAGCGACAGCCCGATCGACAGAGCCGGGGCGATGAGCGACAGAGGATTAAAGGCTCCCATCAGTCACCCCGGGCATTCTGTAGACTCGGCAAATTTTGAGCTGTAAGTGCGCGTCGATCGGATGTTCGATCACCTTGCCTTCGCCCAGTGACGCGTGCAGGATGCCCCGCTCGGTGGCAAGGCCCACATGCCCCGGATAGCGGCTATTCAGCACCTCCAGCACGTCGCCGGGCTGGGCCAATTCGAGCGATTCGCCCACCGGTTCACACAGTTCCGCCAGGATGGCCCTGAGCTTCCTGCCGTCCGGGTGCCTGCTATAGGGCGGCGGCTCGTAGGTGGATAGCCCCAGTTCGTGGGCAACGGCAACGAGCAGCTGCACGCAGTCCACGCCCACCCCCAAAAGGCGCGCCCGGTGGTGGAATGGTGTGCCCAGCCAGCGGCGGGCCTCGGTTACTACCTGAGCGCCAGTGATCAGATCAGCCATCTGCCGGCACCTGCATGATCGGGCTGGTCGAGTTGCTGCCGCCGTTCGTGGTGACGACGCAGTACCAGGTCGAGTAGGCCAATCCACCATTGAAGGTAAAGCTCAAGCTGGTGTCGCTGATAAAGCTGTAGGGGCAGCTGCTGCGCTGGCTGGGGTTGTCGGTATTCACCTGCTCGACTTTCACAACGCCCGTAAAGTGGCTGCCGGTGGCCGTCACTGTGTCGTTGGAGCTTACGATCGTTGTGTCGAGCGCCGTCACCATCGGCGCTAATGTTGTTGGCCCGCCACCACCACCGCTACCGCCGCCGCCCGTGCCACCTGAGCCCCCACCGCCGCTACTGCCGCCAGAAGGAGTGCCGCCGGTGTAGCCCGCGATCAGCTGGTCGTTGCCGGGGATGTCCGGCTCACCTCCGAAGTTGATCGCGTTGTTGAATTTGCCCGCACAGGTGTAACGGTTCTTATCGCAGCCGGGCGTGATATCGAAAGTGTCGCTGATTGTAAATGGATACGGCGGCGGCGCTACTAACTCAATTTGGCCGTTGTCGTTAAAAGCGCATTCAATCGAAAATCCGGCATTATCGCCAGTCTTAAAAGTGACTTTGCCGCCTGCCCAGTAATTGTCATCTGAATATTCAAGCTGGCTCGCCCTGAATGTGCGATCGTCTACCAGCGTTGTCACTTCTGCGTTGTGGTAGGTGAGTACCGGCAGATTCACTGTACAGCGCACATCGCCAAGGTTATAGCGACAGGTAGGCGAGGTGACTTCACCAATATTGTTGCTGAGTTGCTGAGTAAGGCCGCGCAGATCGTAAGTGACGCTCAGTCTCTCTGTTTGCTGGCCCTCGCCCACATAGCCGCCGCCTATCTGCAGCGCTTTATCTGAAGGGATTGCCGTGGGCAGATCTTGCCAGTTAAAGATGAATAGATCCCAGCGTGCGGCGTCGAATTTGCCCACTTGCACGTCGTTATCAGTAATCCCGATATCAGTCAAGAACAGTTCTATTTGAAGGTTATTGACTTCAAGGCCGGAATTTTGGCTTACGGCAGTTGGGGACAGCCCTTCGGTTGCTCTGTAGGTTGTGCTGCCTACCGCAAAGTCGTAGTCCAGGGTCGTAAAACCGTAGACCGCCCCATCGACGCGGGTGAGCCTGAGCAAGTAGGCAAGCGTCGTTACTTCCTGCTGCAGGTGCGATAGAAGTGCGGGCGCGAGCGTCTTCACAGCCGGATCTCGCGAAACTTTGCCGGTGTGAAGAACCACGTCGTTTTGGCAACAGCGCGATCCGGTGGCTGAGTACGCAGCACCTGTATCAGATCGTCGTTCTCAAAGCGCACAGGCACGTCGAATTGTCCCGCCCAGTTCACTACTGCGCCATTGCTCGGAGCCGCGTTGAAAGTCACAAGGCCCGTGGTGTAGTCGAGCGTCCAGGCGGTGCTCTCGGTGCCGTTTACAAAGATGTGAACGGTGCCTTGGACTGGCTTTTTGATGGCACGATTGTTCGTTTCGATTGGATTGGCGTAGGACTTTTGCAGCTGAAATACTTTGTTGCTGCCGTTGCCGTTGGCGTTGGTCGTGCCTCGCGTCTGAAAACCGGTTTGAGCAGAATTTCTAAAACCGTTTGTTACGTCGAAGTCACTCGGATCCCTGAAACGAAATCCTCTGGCAGCGCCTTTAGTCATCACCTGAAAGTTGATCAGGTACTCAAGCCAGGAGTAGTTCTGCGTGCGGTCGCCGGTTGAGAAAGATCGTCTTGGGGCGCTCCAGTTCGCGTTGCGCTTCTCGTAGCCATTGCCGCGCTCAAGAATCGAAGTGTTGAAGGCGGGTCCGGCCTGCGCTCCGTTCTCGCCCCAAAATTCCAGCCGGATCTCTAAGAAGCTCGCCGTCGTCATCCGTTCCTCCTCTTGGCCCTGTCGAGGTCGATAGCCTGCTCGCGGGCAATCTGGCTTCGAGATTTGCGGAAGCTGTTGGCGTCGGGGGTGTTGATCGTCTGGTAGACGTTGATATCGCCGCCGCCGCCAGCTCCGCCCGCGAACACGCTCGCCCCGCTTTCTCCGGCCCTCAGCCGATCGAGAGCGCGGACGCTGAGCCGCCTGGTGGTGTCTGCGGGGAGCAGGTACTCTCCGTTGCTCACGTAGGCCGGTATTGAGTCGCTGGTGCCCGTGCCTGGCCCGCTGAAAAGCCCTCCGCTGGCCTTGTGCTGGATATAGCCGCCGGCTTTGAGGCCGCCCAGGAAAGTTGCTCCTGAGAAATCAAGCCCGCCAGCGGGCGAGGTGAAAATGCTCGGGATCGAGTCGGCTGCCGGTAGAGCCGTCGCGGGCACAGAGCCCAAGCCAGCAAACGCAGTGGGAGTGATGCCCGCGAAGCTCCCCAGCTCGCTGCTGCCAGAGGCACCTGTAAATCCGCCGCCCAGCCCGGTCAGGCCCAAGAAGGATTTGAAGAGGTACTTCGATAACTCCTGGGCTGCTATCTGCTGAAGCCCTTTGATCACCGCTTGGGCGAAGGAGCCAAAGGCGTCGCCGCCTTTTACAAGCGATTCTGAGAAGCGATCGAAAGATTCGCGGGCCAGGTCCGTCTGGGCCTTCACCAGATCCAGGGTGTCCGCCGCCTGTTTGGCGGGTTGCACAGCGGGAGCAAAGAAGTTGCCGAACTGGCTGTACGCGCCTACGTCGGTCGTGCTGTCGCCGAAGATGGCTTTATAGCCACCACTGCCGCCAGGCTGGAGCTTTCTTGCAAGTTCGTCCTGGCGTTCTAATTCTTTATTTACGACTTCGAGCGCCGCTCCCAGCTCTTTATAGAATTGCTTGCTCTCTTGGGCCTCCAGCTCGCGGCTGAGCCTCACCACATCGTTGTAGACCGATTCGGCGGCGCGGGCGGTCTCGTTCGCTTGCTTCTTCTGCGCCTCAGTTGCTTTTTTGGCCGCCTCCTCAGCTTTGCGCTGCTGGTCTTCGAGCTTGCCCAGTGGGTCAAAATATTCGTTCAGCGCCTTGATCCGCTGTTGCCAGCCCAGCACTTCCGCCTGGGTAGCGGCAAGGGTTCCGTCGCGGTACTTCTTGAGCTTGTCCTGCAGCTCGTCCAGTTCCTTCGAGAATTTCTGCGATTCGGCAAGGGCGTTTGCAGGCGCGGGCGGCAAGGGCGTCAGCGTGCCCAGGAACGAAGGCAGCTCCTTTTGGGCTTCAAATCCGCGCTGCAGAAACGCCGCAGGCGGAGGAACGATTCGAGGCAGATTGATCTTTGAAGGGTTGGGCTGATAGGTGGGGATAGCCGTGGGATTGGAGAAAGCCGGTGGCGTTTTATCGGTGCCCTGCTCTACTGCTTTTTGCGCTGCGGTGAGCGCCTCGGCTGATTTGTTGATTACTTGGGTGAGGATGTCAAGCAGCCCGCCCGGCTGGGCAAAGGCATCTCGGAGCCGCTTTACAGCATTCCCCCACCGGTTGAACGCGCCCTCCGCCTTCTTGCCCGCTTCCTCGGCTGCTGGGGCTGCTTTCTCCCCAGTGATCCGCGCCGCTTCGAGAATCACAGCAGTGGTGATCTTGCCGCCTTCCGCCGACTTGCGCACCTGTTCGTTGGTGGTGCCCAGTGCCTGGGCAAAAGCAGATAGAGGAATCAGGCCAGACTCGATCACTGAGTTAAATTCATCGCCCCTCAGCACGCCGCTACCCAGGCCCTGGCCCAGCTGCACGATGGCTCCGTTGAGCGTGCCAGTCTCAATACCGGCTGCTCGGCCCGCGAGGGTGATGTCGCGAAATAGCTGATTCGCTTTCTCTGCTGGGATGTTGGCGTCGTTGGTCGAGCGGCGCAGATCGTTGTACGCCTGAGTCAAGCCATCTATCTCAAGGCCGTACCTGTCAGCGAGCGCCTGCAGATCCTTGTATTGCTTGGCCGCATTCTGTTGACTGCCGGTGACGCGCTCCAGGCGCACCTGCAATTGCTGGGCGGCGGCGGAGGAGGCCACGAACTCTTTAGCGATATCCAGCGCGGCGTAGGCGGCAGAGGCTGCCACAGCGCCTAGAAAAGCTCCTTTAAGAGTGCCCAGAATTTTACCGAATCCCCCCGCGCTTTCCTGTGTGCGATCCAGCTGGCCATCCAGCGCTTCGAGCCGTTTCTGCAAGGCCAGCTCGGCCCGCTCAACTTCTTTGGCGCTCGCTACGCCGTTTTTTTGGATCGCCTCAAAGGCGGCAATAGCCCGGTTTTTAAGCCCTTCTATCTCTGCGCCCGATTGCACGCCCAGTTCGCGAAAGGCAGCAGAAACCGTGCGGGCCAGGCGCTGCTCTTCAGCCTCAACGGCGGCGGTCTGCTTTTTGACGGCAGCGAGGTCTACCACCGGCTCGGCGGCCAGTTCCTTCAGCCGGATTTTGGCTTTTTCGAGCCCCTGGATCTGAGTCTTTGCAATCTGATCGTATTCGGTGTTCGCCCGGCGGATCTCTGTGATCGTCTGGGGCAAGCCGTCTGTGCTGAACTTGACTACGAGTTGTTTTGCGGGCATCAGTCTCGGCTCCAGAGATCTTCGAGGTGGGCGATGAAGCGGCGGTGGGCGTCGGCACTGAGGACACTGCTGATGGCGGCCTGCTCGTCTGCGGCCCGATCGGCTCGGGCGGCCTGCTCGATGGCGGCCTGCTCGTAGGCAAAGAGGCGCACCTGGGCCAGGGTGTAGCGCTGGATGTCACCCCAGCGATGGCCGCCTCGGATCAGGCGGGCGACGGTCTCGCCCCACCCGGCCCGCCTACCGCCAGCGTTTTCGCCAAAAGCCGAGCCATGCCCGGCGCGGTCTGGGTAAAAAAATCGGCGTTCACCTCAACCGCTGAAGCAAACACGGCAAACACGTCCATCGCGGATCCGGCCTGCAGCTTTTCGTAGTCTTCGGCGCTCAGGCACAGCTCACAGAAAGCCAGGATCGTATCGGGTTCAGCCAGGCCCGCCAGCTGCAGGGCCAGATCCGCAGGCTCCAGTCCGGCAGTGTCGAGCACGGCGAGGTATCCCTGCCACAGCTGCAGGGCCTTGCGCAGGTTTCCAAAAGCCAGCGCGCTTACGGTGACGGCGGTGGATCCAGTTTCGACCGCCTGGCCCTCGGGCTGCAAAATCTCAAGATCGTTATTCACTCTCGTTGCTCCTTATGGGTAGGTGATCTCTTGCCAGTTCGGGCTCACGAATATCCAGGGAGACTGAGCGCCCTGAACGTTGTTGGCTCCGTAGCCCTGATCGGGGGACGTGGACGAGGACCACCAGTCCCAGCCCAGCTGCACCAGCGCCCGCCCCGTGGCGCGCATTTTGCCGTAGACGTGGCAGTTGCTCACCGAAGCGCTGGTGCTGAAATTGGCCCGTCCTGCCCAGAAGTGCCAGATCCGATCGCTCACTGTATTCGGAGCGAAGTACCAGCTGGCCGTGCTCGTGTTCTGAGCAAGAGGCATGGGCAGGTTGTCGCTTTCGGCGTTCGCAAACCAGGGATCGCGTTCGTACAGGCCGCCTCCGAGGTAGCTGGTAGCGGAGTCCGCAAGTGTGGTCGCAACGCCATTTACGTCGCACGTCAACTTGAGATTCTGCACCTCGACCACCCCGGCAGAGCCAGCGGGAGATCGGGTGTCGAATACCGCCACGCCCCAAGGTGTTGCGCTGGTGTAGCCAGCCGGAGGCGTGGGGGCAGAGACGTAGGCCCAGCGAGTCCATGCCTCGTCCGGGATTTTCGGATCGTCCGGCAGGGCAAACGTCGGGCTGTAGGCGGTGCCGATCGAGGTGTTGACGGCGATCGGGCCGGTCCGGGCACCAGTCGGGATCTGGGCGGTTACAGAAGTCGTTCCGTTCGAGGTAAACAGCGCGCAGTTGTGCCCGATCGCGCTGACGCCGAAGCAGACGCTGGCGGTGCCCAGCAGGTTGACGCCAGTGAGTGTGACGCTGACAACGCTGGGCGGCTGGCCGCTGGTGGCCGACATGCTGTCTATGCGCGGCGGCGAGCTGGTGAACGAACTTGACGAAGTGCCGTAGCCATCGACGCCAGACACCAGATTGTGGAGCGTGATCTGTCCCGAGCAGTTGCCCACAGGCACCACAGCCTTTGCCTGGGTGGCCGTAACGCCGGAGTACTGGGCGTAGCAGCTCGATGAGGGGCCAAACCTGATCGATTTCAATCCGCCGAAGTTGGTGCCGTTGATTGTCACCGTGGCACCCGGATCGGCGCTGGCCGGAGCGAAATCGCTGATCGCAGGATCGGCGGCCTGAACGGCGGTTGGCAGCAGCAGAAGGATAACGGCGAGGGCAGCGGCGAGGTGTTGCTTCAGGGCTTTCACTTTGTTGCTCCTGTTGAATAAGGGTGATATCGGCGGCGGTAGCGGCGGCGGTGCTTTTCCTGTAGATAGAAAATTAAGCAGGCGGTGAAAAGGCCGCCCAGCACTGCGCCAGCTATCAAGACCGCTGCGTTGTTCATGGTTTCCCCCAGTTGAACGGCGCGGGAGCAGACGGCGGACTGGTGACGGCCTTTGCAATCGCGTCGATCTTCTCTGCGGCACCGCCGAGCTTTGACTCGATCGCGTCAGCCTTTTCTGCCAGCGCCTCTGCCTGGCTGCTCCACTGATCTGAGAGGCTTTTGGCCGTGCGCGCCAACTCACTCTGCACGTCGGTAGCGATGTTGGCGGTCGCCGTGCCCAGTTCCTGCCGGATCACTGGCCGGGCCTTGGCAAGCAGCCGATCGATAAACCAGTCCGCGATCGAATCAATCAGCTGCATCGTGTTTCTCCTCGTGGGTGGCTTCCTGCTCTGGCGCGGCTGGCTCGGGCTCTGGCAGCTCGATCGCAGGCAGATAGCCGTAGGTAAAATAACTGCCATCGGGCACTGCCACGCCCATCACCTGCAGCACCTTGTTCTGCTGCTCAAGGCTCTTTAGAGCCCAGCGCAGGGCGAAGGTGTTGTCTTTGAGCCTGTGATCGGCGGGCAGGGCGGCATCGAGATGCTGCAGCGTCCTGGGCTCATCTCGGCTGAGCAGGCTCAACAGCAATTCCTGATCGCTCATAGGTCAAATTCCTCCTTGATAAAGGTGTCCATCTGGGCTTCTGTGGCCCTGATTGCCCCAGCAAAGTCCAGCAATTTGCGGGTCTTTACTGTTTTTTGCAGCTTGTAGATGGCGTGCTCGGTGCCGCCGGTATCGCGGTACACAATGAGATAGCCGTCTGAGACTTTAATGATCCGGCTGTACTTCTTGATTGCTTGCCAGACAGAACCCCAGGGGTTGCCTTTGGTAATTCGCCTAAAACGCAGGCGCGCCCCTTCAGGAAGCAAGATCACAAGGTAATTTCCAGCCGCTTCGAGCACCGCCGGATCTTCAAACACGTTGATGAATTTGCGCGGTCCAAGCGACACGTAGACCGCTGGCCCCAGGGTGCCAGTCGCGTCAAGAACGTAGACTTTCTGGGCGTTGAAGAAGCCCTTTGATTGGGGCGTATTCGACCGCTTAAAGACGCTTTTGTACTGCTCGCGCATGGCAAGCTGTAGCGACTTGCCTGCTCGCACAAGTACTCGCTTAGCGCCGTCTTCGAGGTCTTTTGTTTGAGCCTCAAGCGCTTCTCTAAACGAACTAAAAACGTCTACGCCCAGTGCCATGATTAGCTCAGGTCCAGTCCTGACTTGATGTTCCAGTAAGCGCCTTCAGGGTCTGTGAAGCTGCGAGTCAGATCCGGCAGCACTCGCCCAACAAGAGTAAAATTCGTAAGGCTCTTATTAAGAACCTCAAGAATCTTTGCCGGGTCAAAGGCTACCTTGTAAATTTCGGCTCGAATGGGCCGAAGGTTGTCGGTGATGTTTCGTCCGGCAATTGACACAAAATAGGTATTGTCTGCGAGGTCGAACTCTGTCATGCCCGCAGTCAGGTCGTAGCCGTTGCTTGCCGCTCCAGCCACCAAAACAGCCGTGCCCTGCTGGCCGGTTTTAATCAACTTGATAACGCCCGTGTCGAGATCTACCTGGTAATCGTTGTTTACCGTAAGCAGCGTGTACGTGAAAGTCGGCGAAGTGCCCGTGCGCAGCTTGACAACTAGATTCGACAGGTTAAGACCAGGGTAATCGTATTCGTAGGTGGTGATTGCTGGCCCTAGAACAATCAGATTGGGGTCGCCGCTTGGCGCGGTCGAAGCGGCGACAGAAGTAGAAACGCCATTGCCCAAAATTGCAAGGTTTTCTTTGACAATGCTGCTCATTACAATGCTGATTTCAAGCCCCGCGTCGTTGATTGGAATGTTGGTAATAGCAGGCGGGATGTACTGGTAATCCAGCGCCGTTTCCGTGCTCGGATTGGCGTTGATTGAGCAGGTTTCGCAATTGCCCACTGGGCGCAACTGACCAGGACCAGGATAAGAGGGGTTGGGCTTGCCAAAGCGCACCCGGCCCTGAATTTTGGGGAATCTAGTTGTTGGCGGTTGAATGGCCATGTGTTGCTCCTTTAATGAATCCAGGGATCGCTTGTGTACTGCACTTGAAAACTGACGACTGCTACCAATACGGCCTGTCCGCTGCCGCTGCCGCTGCTTAAAATATCCACTTCGCTTTCTGACGGCTCTATCGAGACTGCAACAGTATTCAAGTTGATCGCTTGAGAAAAAGCGGTGTAAACATCTTGAATGGCGTTCGCTGAATACTCTTTGGTCGCTCGTCCTTTGCCGTAACCGATAATTCCAATAGTGAGAGCTAAGTTGTGATTCCAGCTATTAGGATTAGCCTCAATCGTGTCTTTGCCGTCCAGATAAATTAGCGTGTCAGCGCTGTATTCTGCTGCCAGGCCGCCCCCTGCGTATTGCACGTTGGCCCCAATATCGGTATTGAATCCCAGAGCACTCTTGATGCCTGTGAGAATCTGCTCAACCGCGTTCAAGATGTCGAGTCTCATCAGCGGTTGCTCCTTTTGCAAAGGTCATTCCAGAACCGCCGGGCCGTTCCCAGTTGATAGGAATGGTTCGGATCGTTTTCCGCTTCGGTCTCGACGGTGAAGCGATATTCAGCGCTGCCGCCTGTGTAGATCTGCGTGTAGCAGGCCCGCGTCACTGGGCTGCCGTCGTCGGCGGTAAGACTGCCTGAGCGCTGGTCTGTGCCCTGGATTAAAAAATCTTGCTCGATGGGCGTTGGGTTGCAGCCGAGCCTGGTGGTCCAGTACTCCAGCTGATGCTGATCTTGTACGTCGCGGGGCACGCCAGCTGTCACTTGATTTTCGAGGTTGCCCCGCCAGGTCCACACCGGCACCGGCATGTACTCTTGAAAATATTGATCGCAGCCGGGCTTCTGATCGGTGGCCCAGCCGCCTTTGATGTGGCCCAGAGCCGCTACCAGATGAGGATAGCGCAGGGCGATCGTCGTACACATCTGAGCACCTTTTGAGTGTCCAAAGAAGTACACCCGCCGCCGGTCTACCGGATAGGTGGTGTTGAGGGTATCAATCAAGCTCAGCACGAAGCCCATGTCATCGACGCCGCTGCCGTCAAACACATACGAGTTCCAGGTGTAACCAGCCAACAGCTGCGCTCCGCCGTTGGGCATGAGCACGTAGAAGCCATTCGGCTCCGCCTCGGCAATCTCCCCCCAGGCCATCGAGGTAATCAAATTTTGGGCAGTGCCGTAGTCGCCGTGCAGCGCCAGCACCACAGGCCGGGGAAAGTACGGGTTGATCGACAGAGGCACGTACTGCACCCAGGAACGGTCAATCCCGCCCCAGGTGGTCGTAAGAGTCACGTACTCGCCCAGTGCCGTTGCTACCATCACTTCACCTGCAAGCGAAAGGTGAGCGGGTCGATGGGTCCACCGGTGCTATCGGTGCAAAGCACGGGGATCAGATAGAAGCGTGGCGCAACGGTTGAATCAACCGCGATCACTGCACTGGCGCTGGCATTATTTGCTGCCACAGGCCCGTAGCTCTGCACGGTGATGCCCGGCGGGAGGCTCGCGGGTGGAATCTGGATGGAGATGGCCCCGCCAGTGAGCCGATTGGTGAAGTTGACCGTGAGCGGCCCAGTGGAACCAGCCGCCACCGGCACAGGATCTATCACCTGAGTGAGCGCGGCGGCCTGGGGAAGAACCTGGATCTGGATTGCCTGGGTGCCCAGCAGCTGCTCGGTAGGCTGGCCTCGATCCAGATAAGCGGTGAGGGTGGTGGAGTAGATCCCGAGCGGCGCTGTGGCCTCCGGTGAAATATCGATCTCCACAAAAGCGTTGCCAGGCGCGCCCTGGGTAGGGCCATACCCTACCAGATCGATCTTTGATGCCGCGTCAAACGGGGCCATCTCGACCGTTACGCCGCCGGTTACACCCGCTGGCACGTCGTTGATTCCCCGCCACTGGATAGCGACGAAGAGGGTCAAGGTCGCCGCCGCCCGCACCTGACAGAAAGTGGGGCCACTTGCCACGAGGCCCAGTTGAGAGGCTGGATCGCGGGGGTTGGCGAGCACCAGCTCCACCAGCGCGCCGTCCGCTCCAAAGGGCCGGGCTGCCGTCACATCAAACAGCTGATCTGCCCCTATCGACGGCAGCCGGGTTACGAGAGTTGTCCCTCCTCGCTGAATAGTGCCTGCTACAGTGGCGGCGGCAAGGGCGCTGTAGAAGCGCTCCTGGGCCACAGCGCCAAAGCGGGTCACGTCAGGCGAGGTGCGTTCGTTGAAGATCACCTGAATGGCCACGGGGGCCGCGCCGCTGGCACTCAGATTTGCTTGCTGGGCGAAGTCGCTCAGAAAGATAGTTTTGGTGTCGGCGGCAAGGTCGATCATTTGCAGAGCACCCCGGCGGAGGTCGGCATGAAGCAGAAGTAGATATTCCGCGACCCGGCGGCGGTGTTGGTAAGAGCCGGCAGCGACCAGCCAGTACCGCCGGTCAAGGTGAAACCGCCCGTACCGTTCTCGTCCACCTCAAAGAAGAAAAATTGCCCAGCGAGGCCGGTCGTCACCGCCCCCATCGTGCTGTTCTGGTTAAGCGTCACCTTGTAGAAGCTCCCCAGGGTGGGGTCGAGGGAGATCGTCGCGCCAGCGGTGAGGGTGTTGGCGGTGCCACCTACCAGCCGCCCGCCCAGCGTTGCCGTGCCCGAGGTGGTGGGCGCTGCGAGAAAGAATGAAGCGAGGTTGGTGAGCGAAAAGTTCTTGGTGGCGTTGGTGGCCGCGCTGTCGCTCCCCAGCAGAAGATCCGCCCCGGCGTAGGGGGCGCTCTTGGTGGCGTAGGAGCTGATCGAGGCCGCGAAAACGGCGCTGGCTGCAAGAAGCAGGCCAGCGGCGGCAAGAGCGGTTCTTTTGGTCAACTTGCGAAACACGAGCTTGTCTCCTATTCGGTGATTGTTTGCGCCTGGTCGTCGGTGAGGGTGCCGCCCAGGTCGTCGGTGAGCGCCTGGGCGGCAGGCGGTGTCGGTACGTCGGTTATCGAGTTGCCGCTACTGTCGGTGAGGTTGCCGCCGGAACTGTCGGTGATGCCGCTGCCACCGCTGCCGCCAGAGCCGGTGATCGTGAAATTGAAAGGCGAAGTACCAGTCGGGCCATCTTTGAGAGCGATCACGATGGGGCCGCTGGCTGCCCCGGCGGGAATAACCACCGTCACTGAGCCACCGCCTGGATCGGCGTTGGGCACAACCGCCACAGGCACGCCGCCAAATTTGATTGAGGCAATCGATGTCTGGCCGCTTGGCAGATCCCAGAGCCCATAGGCGTAGATCGTGACCGTATCGCCTGGCGCGCCGTTGGGCGCTGAGGTGCCGGTGATGGCAGGCAGCCCCAGTAAAAAATAGATAAAAGTGTCGTAGGTGATCGTGCCGGATTGATTGCCGGTGCGCAGAATTACCAGCCCAGCCGATCGAACCGCCCACCAGAAGTTACCGAAAGAACCGCCCGAGCCGTAGAACTGGAACCACTCAAAGGGGCGGTTGTCGTTGTAACACGCCTGCAGCTGCGAAGTTTTTGAAGTGATCTTGCCGATGTATCCGCCCCGGCTGTAGGCATCGGAACGGCTGCCATCGGCATAAGGTTCACCTGTGTACAGATTGTCGATTGCAAAAATGGGTAGAATCTGCTGCCCAGCGGCGTTCTGGCCGTTTCTGGCAATCAGCTTGCCCACTTCCAGAAATTTTGCTGGCACCAGCTGCAGGCCGCCTGCGCAATCGAGCGATAGGCTGGCCGTTCCTTGCTGATAGCCGTTCGTCGTGTCAAAGGTCCAATCGAAGGCTGTTGCCCAAAGATCGTAGGTAAGGCCCAGGGGTTGCTCAATCTCGATAAACGAAAACTTGCCAATCCGATCGCGAGCATCGCCCGGCTGATATCCCTGCACCGGGCTGCCGGTCGGATTGGGCGTCACCGATTCGCTGTACTGGCTCCAGTTGGCTGGATCACTTGCAATCAGGTCGCCCAGCGCGACATACATCGCCGCCGCCGCCAGCTGAAAGCCAACCGGCGTGTACTTCCAGGTCAGATCTGTGTACTGGCCGGGGGTGTAGTTCGAGTCCCAGCGAGCGATGTTGACCATGCTCAGCATCGAGACCTGCGCGCCGCCGCCGCCCAGCTGCGTGGATACGTTACTCGAATTGGTGTAGCCGGTTTCAAGAGCGTTGTCGTTCCCTGTCAACTGCCCAAGAGTGATGTCTTTAAGGCCAGCTGAAGTAAGCCATCGATTGCCGTTTACCGCTCCTGGAAAGCGGGCCAGCCACTGCCCTGCTTTTTGGTTCAAAATCTGATCTATCTGATCCGACGAGGTGGGCGGTACACCGCCATTAAATCCGCCCTTGCAAATAAACTTTATAAATGCAAGCGTAAAATGCGATTTAGTGCAGCTTGCGATCGTGATGGCGGCGAGGCTGGTGGTGCTGCTCAGATAGTTCTGGGCAATGTCGTACTCAGTGCCTGAAATATCTTTTGCCCAGATCCAAAAAGCCGCGCCCTTGTTGGTTTTGAGGTTGCCGCTGCCCGCCGGGGGCGTGGTGCCATTGAGTGAGTAGTCTATGGCTGCCGCGATCGAGGCTGGGGTGATCACAAATTCTGGCAGCGCTGGCGACTGGGGGCTGCCGGAACCTGCCTGTGGCGTTGCCACAAGCTGGCCTGATTGGGCGCTGGCCGGAAGGCGCTGCAGAGCGGCGGCGGCGGTAGAAGAATAAGGAATCAGATTGGCCCCGGCGACGCTGGCAGAAGCCAGGCGATCCATGTTTGCGCCGCTCATGGCTACAGCCGTGCCCGGATAGGCAACTGGAGTAAAGCCCGAGGTGTTGGCCCCGGCAGTTTTGTTCTGGGTCTGCTGAGCCGATGCGCCAACAGGCGAGGTAGACAGAAGCGACAAGAGCGCGCTCGCCGCCCCTGAACTCAGAGCCGGGAAGCTGCTACGAATCGCCCGCCCGCGCCTGGCCACCGCCTCGCCTACCTCGTGTAGTTGTAGGCCAGAGTGCCGGTGCCCGCCGCCTCTCGAATCACCTTGAGAGCGCCCTGGGGCAGCGAATCAAAGCCAAATTCGACCAGGCCCATCGCCGGTGTGATCTGAAAGCCCGAAGCGCTGGCGGGGTTCTGGCCGTCGATGCGAGCGCGGAAATTGCCGCCGATGGCTTGCATGAGCACGCCGCCTGCACCACCGCCTGCCGCCTTCGAGAGCGTCAGCACGGTGTCAGCCGAAAACTCGGTGTAGGGCGCGTCGTAGAGACTCGGCACCTATCAGCCCTCCGTCTTGCCGGTGCCCTTGTCCTTGGGCGCGGGCGGGGCCACGGCTTCAAGCTTGTGCTCGTGGGCTGCGAACTGCTCGGGAGTGAGGTCCACTTCCTCGCCCGGCCCGTAGACCTTGGTCGGCTTGCCGGGCTGTTCGAGGTAGACAAAGAAAGGATCGCGGATGCGGTAGGCGGTCATGAGAACGTCTCCGTAGATGTTGCTTCAGGATCAGGTCGTGATGATGTCGGTGGCAACGGCAAAGGCGTCGGGGTGGCGGTAGGCCAGGTCCACCGTCTGGAACACCCTCACCCGCACGCCGCCCGTGTCAAATTTTTTGTAGGGGTCGGATAGAAATTCGGCAATGCTCCAGAAGCCCATCAACATCTGGCTCCAGGCACCAAAGATGGCAGCGCTCAAGTTGGTACCAGTGCCCTTGGTGAGGTTGTTCGGCACCTGGGTGCTTACCTTGGCCATGTAGCCATTGACCATGCCCATGCCCGCATCGCCTGCCGGGCCATCCATCCAGATAAAGTCAGATCCGGCGGCGGCGGCCTTGAGCGTAGTTTTGAGCTTGCCCATCACGTTTGGGTTGGTGAGCCAGGCGAGGCCGCCTAACGCCGAGGCGTTCGCGTTCGCGACTTTGGTCTGGAAGCTCACCGTTGCAGGCCAGTCGATCGTGCCTCCGTTGGTGCCGAGCACGACAGAACCCACGCCTGAAGCGTTGAGGATGCCCAGCGGCACGCCGCCGGAGCCCGCACCATTTATGGCTGCTTTGTCGATGGTGAGCGCTAAGCCCAGCGCCAAGTCGGTGCGGATAAATTCTTCGACCGATGGGATCTGGGTCGCCTGCAAAAGAAACTGCCGGGTGTAGGCGGACATCGCCCCAGCGGTTTTAGGAGTGAGGGTGATGTTGTCGAAGGTCGCTTCAGATTCGGTGATTGAGCCATCTTCAAGCACCCAGTAGCCTGTCGAACCGGAAATCTGGCGAGGGATTTGCAAGTTCGACATCAAGCCCGTCATGATGCGCGGCCCCATCCCCATGATCTGAGCGATCGGACGCAGCAATTCGATGAGGGGCATCCCTTCGGTGTAGACGAGGTTGCCGCCGGTGGACGCTCCGGCGGTGGCTGCGTACTGGGCGCGGTACTGCGCTTCCATGTAGGCGCGCATCTCCTCGACGCGCATCGTGGTGGCCAGATCCATGCCAGGTTGCGGCCTGTAGCTGGCGATGTTCGATCTCAGATCGCCTACAGGAACAAGCACGCCGCCCCGGCGCTGGATGCCTGCCTTCTGGGCAACTTTTTCAAGCTCGACGTGACACTCGTGCTCAAAAGCTGCGTCGCGCTCAAAGCGCCCTTCCATCTGGGCCAGCATTGCGCGGGCGATCGAGTAGCGCCGCTGCTCCGCCTCGCTCAGGCCCAGGGCGTTGAAAGTCTGAATCGGGGTCTGCTCACGGGCTTCGAGGCGCAATCTCACGGCCTCGCGGGCCTCCGCCGGGGTGCTACCCAGCTTCACCAAAATATCGGCGTAGCCTTTCATGCCATTCTTGCCATCGTCGAAGCGCTCGCACAATTGCCGGATACCAGCAACGCGATCCGCCTCAATTTGTTCTGCAGTGCGCTCTTCGGCATCGGTGGGTGCCACGGCAATTTGCTCCTTTGAGGTGTTGGCGATGATCGATATACCTCCAGTTTTGGGAGTTGGCTCCAAACTTTCCGTGCGTGAGCAATCCGAGGTTGCGCTTTCGGCCTTCTTTACCTCAATCGTCCGAGTCTCGCCACTTTCAAGCGAGCGGCCCATGCCTACGGTGTAATCGGCAGCGTCCGAGCAGAGGGTGACATGGATGGGCGTCCAGCGAGTGACAACGAAAAGCCCGTCGCCCATGTCCATCACTTCATCGATCGTGTAGTAGACCGACACGTTTCTGAGGGTGCCCTCGTCCACCTGGCGGCGGCGGAGCTGGGGCATCTCTTCGCCAGAAAAGCGAGTCGTGCAGTAGCCGCGCCGGTCGGCCCCCACCGCTGCCGCTTCGACACAGCCCAAGAACTGATCGGGGTCGTGATTGAACACGAAGGCCGCGCCGTTATTGAGGCGATCGAGGTTCACAGCGCCTGGTGCGTGGCTTAGCACCTCGGTGCCCCACCAGCGCTCGTAGGGCTCCTCGGAACTGAAGCTGAAGGTGTACTCGTTCGATTCTTCGGCCTGGGCCTCTATCTCGCCGGGTGAGTCTTCTTGCAGATCCAGCGCCAGCGCCTCGGATGTGAGCATCGCCAGCTCGTCAGCGCGCATCGGTTTTTTCATGCGCTGCAGGGTGAAAACTCGCTTACCCTGAGCGGGGATGCGCGTGAGGTTACTGCTGGGCATTGGTGTTGTCTCCGGCGGCGGTGTTGTTTGAATCGGCGGTGGCGGACGGATCGACGGCGGCGGTGTTGTTCGTCACCCGCGTATCGGCAGCGAGCGGAATCCGATACTGCTCAGCAAGGTCCAGCTCGATGCGCCGCTCCTTGAACAGGTCTTCCACGTCGCCGCCGTTTTGGGTGATCTGATTGGTGAGAGTGTCAAGGCCCGCGTTCACCGCAAGGATGGCACTCTGTACATCCTTCAGCGGGTCGATCCACGCCCAGCCGCGAGGCTTCCAGCGGCAATCTGAGTAGCGCTCGGGGTCTGCAAAATAATTAGGCAGATCCAGCGCGCTGTAGAGCACGGCGGTGTCAAGCCAGCGCTCAAAGATGGGCTGAATCAGATTCTCGATAAGCCACGCCTGAATCACCCGCCAGTTGTCGCGGTCATCGAGGAGCGACAGCCTCGAAGAAGAGAAATTGCTCTGGCCGTGATCGTTCGCGAAGGTGGCGTAGCTTATGCCAATCGACGTGGCAATCGAGCGCAGCATCATGCGCAAAAACGGATCGCCACCATCGCCAGGAGGCGGACTGGCGGGGATATCCACTTCTTCATTCGGCTGCAGCTGCCAGAACTGGCCGGGGGCAAAGCGCACCTGCCGGGTCACACCGTCTGCTGGATCGACGGTGGGCTTACCGGTGGTGGTCTCGAGGTCTGCGAAAGCCGACGATCCGCCTGTGGTCTTGAGAAAGCCCATCCTGCAGGCCGCAGCGCGAGCGCGGATAATCTCCGCATCCTCGTAGCTGCTCATCTGCTTCAGGCGCAGGAGTGCCGCACAGAACCAGGATTCGGCGCGTGTCTGCCCGGCCCGATCGAACACCGCCAGGTGCAGGATCTCTTCTGCCGGAATGCGCACTGGCTGAATGCTGCCGCCACCGGTGACAAACTGATAATCGCCCGGATGGTTGGGGCGAATCCAGTAAGCGACAGGCCGCTCGTCGGCATCGACCTCGACGCCCATCCTGATCGGGTTGCCGGTGCCGGGCGCAGTGCGGTTGTAATCCTCGGCAAGCTGGTCGGACTCGATGACCTGCAAAGCGAGCGGAATGGTCGAGCCTGAGAAAGCTTTTCTGCGAAATCGGACGATCACCTCGCCATCGACAGCCACCCGGCCCACAGCCAGCCGCAGCATCGACGCAAAGGAGTGCTTACCGTTGGCTGAGCAGTACTTCTTCTTGCACCACCGATTCCAGGCTTTCTCGATGCGGGCGTTGGTGCCGTCGTCCAACTTCCCGCCGCGCAGCATCATCACCCGCGACTGAAAGCCAACGTTCAACCCCACCACGTTTTGCACGATGGTGCGCACAGCGCCCCGCGCATAGGGGTTGTCGCGCACCTGCTGCCGGGCCCGACTCCGCATCCGCACCAGCGAAGTGAATAGCTCCGCATCGGCGCTGGTGCCATACGGTATCCAGTCACTGGTCGTGCGGTCGAGCAACGCGGCGGCAAACTGCCGATACTGGCTCTCGGTGGCAACTGCCGATTCTCGCTCTTTCGCGGAAGCGCGGGCACGGCGAGCCATCTCTCGCTCCCTGGCGCTATCCGTGGCGCTGGGCAAAAAGGCAATGAGCCCCATCAGTAGCACCCTCCGCCAGCGCCAGCGATGGGCGGACCAAACATCACGCCCAGCACTCGCGGATCGCCCTGGCCGTTGGCGATCGAGTCGGCTGCAGACTCGCGCTCGACTTCGAGACGCAACCGGTCGCGCAGGTCGATCAAGCTCATGAGCGACATGCGACGCAGGGACCGGCCCTCAACGGTGTATTCTTCGACGTCCTGGCCACTGAGCCGGCGCTGGATGGCAGCCTCGGCAGCGGCGAGCTGGGCCTGCGCTGGTGTCTGCCCGTCGTAGGTGGGCGGTGCAGCGGCGAGGTCCAGGATTACGGTGATGGCACCACTGCCCACAGTGACGATCTGGCTGCCCTGCTGTACCTTCGCCTGCCAGTAGATCTGCCCGGCGGCGAGGCCAGCAGTCTGCGCCGATGTCAGGCTGGACTGAAAATCTGCGCCGCTCGCGATCGCCGGAAGATTAAGAGCGCTGCCGCCGCCTCGAAAGTAGTACGTGAGCACCCATCCCTGGTTGGCGGGATAGTCCACGAGGCTGTCGAGCCAGGTGTAGGTGCTGCCTTGGTTGATCGGGTTGGGTAGCTGCACAGGCGGGCGCTCGAATCTTCCCAATTTTTTGCAGCTGCAGCTCAAACTTTGCGATCACGGGGGCAACCGCTCAGTAATCCGTAAGCCAGTTGCCGGACTGGCGGCCAGTTGCAGCAGTTGCGCGGGCGGTGGTGGGTTTTTGCTCTTTCGGCTTCACCCGTTCTTCGAGCTTGTCCCAGGGAGCGCGGGCGAGGCCCAGCTTCAGTGCAGCGGCGAGGGCGTAGCGCTCGCAGTCCAAGGGCTCGTTGCGCTTTCTTCCGGCGATGGGCACGTAGCGCTGGGTTGCTACTCCGGCCCGATACTCAGTAATCAATTTTTCAGAACACAGCCCTTCCCAAAATGGCTCTTCAAGGCCCGCCGGGAAATGATAGTAGCCGTCGCCGGGGTACGGCAGCGCCAGCCGGGAATAGATGAGACTGTTGGCCTGGTGGGTGCCCACAGACCAGAGCTGCACACCGTTTTTAATCTTCCTGCCTTCGTGATCGATGTCCTGCCAGGTGGGTGTGCCCAGGATCGGGCGATCGGTGGGCGTGCCCATGCCTTTCACCGCAAACACTCCTCGATGGGCCGCACCACGCACGTAGGCGTAGACGTACTGCGTGAGATGGCCACTATCCACCCCGACCGCTTCGACGCGAAGATCGACGCCGTGAGGGTGCCGCCAGGTGCTACCTACCACCTCGTCAAGCGCCTCCCAGGTCGAGACCATGCGCGGATCGCCCCAGATCTGCTGGTACCAACAAAGCCAGGATTGTTCACCCCGGCCCCAGCCTCTCAAGATCACCTCCAGGCGATCGTCTTGCACATCGACGCCGCCGCTCAAAAACAGCACCCCGGCGGCAGGGGCTTTGCCCCCTTCGAGCCCGTAGACGAACTCACGAGCGGGCTGACCATTGCTGCCCCTAGGCCCGTAGTTCGATCGATCGGCCAGCTTTTGATAGTCAATCTTCTGCCCCCCGGCGGTGTCGAAGGTTTCCGCCAGCACAGTGTTGGTGAAGACTTTCAATCGCTCAGGATCGTCTTTTGCCTTGAGAAATTTCTCGACAATCAACTGCAGCGAGATCCAGGGGCTGTAGATGGCCCAGAGGTGATAGCCTCGCGAGCGCTCGGAGCCGGGTTTCGGTGTAGCCGTCGCTCGCCACTGGCCAGCACGTACCATCTGGTTTTTCTGAGCGGTAGAAAGCTTCGCCCCGCAATGCTCGCACAGGTAGTAGGCACTCTCGGGCCGCCCGGCATCCCACCGCAGGTATTGAAACTGGAGCAGCTGAAATTCGCCGCAGACTGGGCACGGGCAAAAGTAGCGCCGCTGGTCGCTCGCCAGAAAGGCGGCTTCGATGCGGCTCACATCGCGCACAGTAGGCGTGCTGATGAGCCCACGCTTGCGGTTGAAGAAAGTGTCTTGCCGCTGGATGCCCAGATCCACCGGATCGCCTTCGGTGCCTGCCGAGTCGCTGAAGCGATCCACCTCGTCGGCGAGAAGTATTCGTATCGGTCGGCTTGCCGCCTGGGCGGGGCTGTTGGAGCCAATCAAAGCCAAATAGCCCCCGGCAAAGTTCTTGAGAAGCGTAGTGTTACCAGAGTCGCGACTTTTCGGATCCGCAATGCGCGATGCCAATACGGCGGTGTCGCGAATGGTTGGAGCCAGCCGAGTTTTAGAAAAGTTCTCCGCCATTTCTACCGTGGGCTCCATGTAGAGAATGGGGCTCGGATCCTGGTGAATGAAGTAGCCCAGCACGTTCAGGGTGAGTTCCGTCTTGCCTACCTGACTGCCCGCCATAATGACCAGCTCTTCGACAAGCGGATCCGTGAGCGCGTCCATCGGCTCGCGCAGGTAGGGCGTGCGGCTGGTTCGCCACCGGCCCGGCATCGCAGCTCCTTCTGGGATAACCCGGTAGGTATCTGCCCATTCGGAAATCTTCAGATCCGGCGGCGGTGCGGCGGCGGCGGCGATTTGCCTTATCGCTTCACGAATTGCTGTCGGCATCGCCCGGATCATAGGCCGCCAGTTCGGCCAGCGCTTCGTAGACGAGCGAACGTAGCAGGGCTTCTGCTTCAGGGGCCGACAACTCGACCACCTGGGGCGCTGCAGTGGTGGGCAGGCTCAGCAAACGGGCGCGAAACGCTGCAACCATCTTTGCTCCCTCGGCAATCACCTCGCCTGCAGGCAGCAGCCGACCGCGAGCAGCGGCTACAGCAGCCTCTTCTTGCTCCGCAGTGGCTTCAGCTATCCGCAGCTTTGCAGCCAGGAGGGCAGCCTGCATGTCCTCGTTGTCGTCACTGAGGCCGCTCGACGCCCGCTTTGCCTCTTCCTGAAAATGGGCAATTGCCGAGCATGTGCAGGCTTTTATGCTGTAGCGCCCACCGCTGGCTCTTGGAATAATGCCCCGACTAGCCCAATCGCGAACCGTTCTTTCGCTGATTGGTCCAAGATATTCGCCTAGCTCAATTGCACGTACTCTATCGCTCAACACCTTGCAACCTGCCTTACTTACTTAATTGCCCTTTATCTAACAGTAATTACCCTTATCTAGTCTTTACGAACGTTGCAGCGGCATGTCGGGTCTTAAAAGGCTGTAACTAGCGAAAAGTTGGGCAGCCCATACCCGCACTGTCTTTTGGCCCCGGAAGGACCCGCGCCGACCCGCCCAAAAAGCTGAAACCCGCTTCCTGACTGGGTTTCAGCCATTTTGCTCACCTTTGGCCGCAGCCGCTTGAAGTCGATCTCTCCAGTGCTCATGCGATGCCCCCGTATTTAATACGCGATTGCTGCACGGCTGCCTTGAATAAAGCCTCCAGCTCCTCCAGCTCTTGGCCTTCTGGAGCAAGGTGCCATTTATAGAACTTGATTGCGCCCTGACCGGCGTTGCTGACACCGGGCCTGTGGACGTAGAGCTTGTAATTCTTGTCCGTCAATCCGAGCCGATCGGGTTGAGCCGGATCTGCGGCGCGGCGCAAAAAGGCGACGAACTCATCCGGGTGCATGCTGCCGCAGTAAGAACAAACGCGATCGGCTCCTCGTTTTGCCCAGTGATCCAGGTTCTCTTCGCGGCGCTGTGGGCCAAAGCTCTGCATCCTGTCTGGGCAGGTTTGCAAATCTTCAGGATTGATAGTTGGTGATGGCGGCGGCAAGACAATGCCAACCGATTCGATCTCTTCTTCGCTCCAGCCAGCAAGCATCAGAGCTTCCTTGGCTTCTTGTTTCGTTTTCATCTTGCTGCTCCCGTTAAAAGTTTGTTTGCAGGTAATCGTGTGGGCAACTGTTGCAGGTGTTCAAGCAAGTCCACCAACTCGTCGGGAGTGAGTTCAGCCCTGCGGACAGCGTTGTAGCGGCCCCAGACGAGCAGGCGCAGCTCGTATCTGCTGAACCCAGCACGGGCGGCCTCGACATCGATGGCGGCCACCTGGTGGGCAATATCACTCATTGCCCAACACCTGCGGCGAAAGCTTCAACCAATCCGCAGCCGCTTCTCTTGAGCGTTCCCGACGGCGCTCTTCGGGCGTGACCTCTTTGCGCAGGCACAGCCTTCTTGCAAAGCGCTGTATCCGAATCTTGCTGTCAAGCGTGGCGGCGTCAATTGCCTGTTGCAGGCCAGCCTGAAAGGCGTTCAGCGCCACTTCGCGGTCGGGCTCAATCTTCATCCTCGCCCTCCAGCTCATCGTTATCGGCGGCAGGCAACTCTTTAGGCCAAGCGGCATCCAACATCCGGCGCAGCCTCTCGATGCCTGCCTGCTCGTGCTCGACAAGAAGCGGGTGCCTCGCCACGCCCAGGGCGCGAAGCAGTTCGGGCGCATGGTCGCCGGGCAAAAACTGCAGGCAATGATCCAGGGGCAGCCGCCTCTTGCGCACGGCATCGAGTAACACTGGGGCGCGCCTAGTGGGGTCCATGCCGCAAGTGAAAAACCAGCGCGGCCTCTTGCCTGCCGCAATCGCCGCATCCCGGCAGCGATTGTAGGCGTCCCTAAAAGCCATCCGAGCGCCTGTCTCGTCGCCTCGATAAGCAAGCGGCAAGGCAACGCCCATCGCCTCAGCCGCTTCGTCGGTGAGCAGGCCGGAGTCGTATTCGCTGAGCGGAAGCAAGGCCCAAGCTTCGTCAGCCCCCGGCCATCCGTCCGCCAGTTCGGCTGAGAGCATCCTGGCTATGTCGGCGGGCACAGGAGCCTTTTGCTCTTTGGCGGCCCAGGCGTAAAGGGCCGCTTCGACGCCCTCAAGCGCAAAAGGTTCAAGAACGGCCCACCACACCGGAACAGCAGCAGGGTTGAGAGGTCTGCCCGTCGCAGCCATCACGCCGTCGAGGCAGTGCAAAAATCTCGATTTCTCGCTCTCACGCATGATTTGCCTCCACGTCGATGAACGGTTCTTCGTGTTGCAGCGGTTCGCCGCGCGCCCAGGCTTCGAGCTGTTCGCGGCGCTTTTCCTCTGCTGACTTAAATTGTGCAACTTTGCCAAACTTGGGAGCGACGGCGGAATTTTTCTCTTCAAAAACCCCTTTCCAGCCGTTCGCAATCGAGTAATCAATCGCTGCTACAGAGCGCTCAATCCCAAGCACTGCAAGGCGTTTGATTAATTTTGCAATTCCGAGCTCTCGAAGTGGGTCGCGAATTTGTCGCTTGTGCTCAAGCCACTCTCCGAGCGCTTGCCGCAGTTGCGGAGATTCCAGGCTTTCGGGTAGCTCAATCCCGTCTGCGCTGTCGGGCCGAGGTTTCGAGCGCTTTGCTGTAGCAGGCTCGGCTTTTTTTTGCGCCTCGTGCCCCCCGCCGGCGGGGGGGTTGGGGGGTTCTAAATTCTTCTCTTCTCTTTTCTCTTCTGATCTATTCTCTTCTCCTCTTATCTGTGTCGTGACATCCTCGTGACATCCTCGTGACTGCTCGTGACTGCTCGTGACACCTGCTTTTTCGGCCTGAGCTTGTGCAGCTTTTTCCCTGGCTCTTTGTCGCGCCTTCCGTTCGCGTGTCTCGTCCGGCGCGTCTGAGGGATTGTCGTACTGCCGCTCGGCAAAATTGCAAACAAGTAACCCGTCCGAGGTTAATTCGACCATGCCCTTCGCTACGAGCTTGTCTCGAAAATAAAGCCAATCTTGAAAATTATTGAATTCGCAAGCTTCGGCAACATCTTCAGGATCTGCCGTAACTATTCCCCTCTTAGTCGATTGGCTCGCAAGACAAAGAATCACGACCCATGCCCACTTCTCAGCAGGGCTAAATCGCCTGAGTTTTATGTCAGCAATTATGTCGTGGTGAAGCTTCAGCCATCTATAACGACTCATTGTTTTTCCCTTTTGCCAGCCGCTCACGGCCAGCATCACTTATCTGCCAGGTTTGTTGAGGTTTCCGACCCACGATTCCGCAACACACAACATAGCCGTGCGTTGCCAGATTGTTGAGATGTCGTGAGCCGCTGGGCAGATTCAGCCCAGCGTTCCTGACGATTTCAGCGGTGGATCTGGGGCCGGTTGCCAGCGCCAAAATTGATAGAATCAGCAGCCCTTCTTTCATGATTTGCCTATCAAGTCCGTACACTGTTTTGCTCCTTTTGTTGTCGCGCAAGCCGCGTCAGGGCCGCGTTTTTCTTGTGATGCTCTGCGTCGTATGCCAAGTGGCATGGCGCGCAAAGGCATCGCAGATTGCTCGCTCTACAGTCCGCCGGATTGTGATTTAGGTGGGCGGTTGTTGCTGTGCGGCGATGAGTGTCGAACTTCTCGCCAGGGCGTCGGCACTGCTTACCACAGTGAGCGCATCGCCAATCCGCCGCCGCCTTGATAGCTGTTGCTATCTCGTCCCAATTTATCGGATACAAGGCGCGATTCATTGGCATGATTCACGCTCCTGTAAAGTATTGCCTGGGCCGACCGTGTAGCCCAGGGTTTCAAGTATCGATAGCGCCATTTTCATGTTGGCGAGCACTTCAGCCTGCACTTGCGGCTTATCTGTCAGCCTGGCCTGCAACGTGCGAGCTTCGCGGGCGATCCGCTCAACTCGTTGGATCAGCTCTTGGCGAGGCAACTTGTAGGTGTAAAAGGCGACGTGATCGCGCAACCATTCGCGCTGAGCTGCGGTGAAAGATTCGAGAAGGGTTTTGCTCACCGGCCCACCTCCAGCTTCAGCAGCCCACCAGCAGCGGCGGTGGCGGCAGGTGAAATCCAAATGCACTCAAGACTGGGCTTGCCGGCTCTTGTCTGCGCAGCCTTACCGAAACGAGTCCAGCTGGCATACAGTTCGTCGTACAGCGGGCATGGCGCATGGCTGACTATGGCCGTCGCATCCATCATTTCGAGCTGCTCAAACAGACGAATGTGATCAGCCTCGCTCATCGTGTGGGCGTACTCATCGTTCGCTTTGCGGTTGCCGAGATAGGGCGGATCGCAGTAGATGAGCGTCTGATTTGCCCCGCCCCATCGCTGAATGGTCTCGATCGCAGGCCGAGTTTCCCAGTGAACGAGGCGCAATCGACGAGCAACGGCCATCAAATGGCTGTCATTGAGAAAGTCACGCACGGGATCTACACTGCGCTTGCCGTCCGGATTGCTGCGCCACCCTGGCATGTACTTGCCGGTCGGGCCGCTTTGGCCCTGCCAGCTGCGCACGTAGAACCGGCGGGCCCGTTCAATCGGATCGGCGGCTGGTACTGACAACCAGGCCCGCTCGAACTCCAACCGGTGGTAAGGTGTCAGGCGAATGACGCGGATCAGCTCTACGAACTGATCCCGAAGGACCGCAAAAAAGTTGCAGACTTCCTCGTCGAGGTCACTGACAACCTCACACCTCACCGGCGGCTTCTGCAGAAGGACAGCGAGACTGCCTGCAAAAGGCTCAACGTAGCGGGTGTGCGGCGGCATGTGAGAAATGATCCAGCGCGCCAGCCGCCATTTGGAACCGTACCAACGGAGTGCGGGGCGGGTAATCATGCCATCCCCCGCAAAATTGCTGCAGCCATTCGCACAGGCACGCCATTGCCAATCACCTTGCAGGCCAGGGTTTTGTTCGCTGGCAACTGATAGGTGTCGGGCAGATCCTGAAACCGTGCGAGCGCTCTGGTAGTTAGGGCAACTACACGGCCATCCAGGCAGGCTCTAGCGGGGCGAAGCGCCCCGCTACTCGTAATCGTGTAGGCGGGCTCGTCTCCTCTGCGCACCGTAGGCGGTCGGTCGCGTTGGTCGGGGCTGCCGTTGAACTGCCCATCGACGAGCCAGGCGCGAAGAGTGATTTTATCAGCGCAAGCAATCACTGTTGGAGCCGATCGCCCGGCTCCAACAGTCCACGGCCCACGCTGGTTGGGGCCACAGCCGCGAATCAGTGTGTTTGCCTCTCCTAGAAAATGTTCCAGCGGAAAGAGCTTCTTCAACTGCCACGGTGCGAGCTGAGAGGGCGGAAAGGAATCGGCCAGATCTGCAACCGCTGACCACCAGCCCGCTTTCGCCGCCGAAGTGCGCAGTTCAGGAACGAGGCTGCCGCGAAAGGCTCGAAGGATAAGGCGATGGCGAGTCTGAGGGGTGCCGAACCAGCTGGCATTCAGCAGCTGGTGACACACAAAATAGCTCTGCTCCCAGAGGCCCGCGACTATCTGCGCCAGTTGGTCGCTGTGCTGGTAGGCGGGCACGTTCTCAACGACCACTAGGCGGGGTCGGAGGACTGCGGTGTAGCGGAGAATGTGAAGACCAAGATCGGCGTCGGTTCGCTGCGGCAGCGACTGATTGCGCGCCTGGCTAAACGCCTGGCATGGAGGCGAGGCCCAAAGAACTTCGACAGGATCGAGATCGTTCGGGTCGATCGCCGCTACATCGCCCTCAATGAGCGGGGTGTTGTGGTTGGCTCGAAATACGCCTGCTACTGCTGGATCGATCTCGATCGCCCACCGAGGCTGCAACCCAGCCGCCACCGCTCCGAGGTCCACTAGGCCCCCGCCAGAAAATAGACTGCCAAAGGTGCAAGGCTTCACCCCTCGCCCTCCTCACACTCAAGCGCAGCGGCCAGCAGCTCGTGCTGAGCGCGCATGATTTCGTTCACCCTGTCGGTCGATACGGGTGCTGCAATGGCGGTCCTGAAAGCGGCGGCGGCGGCCTTGAGGCGATCTGCTCGGGCCAGCCGTTCGCGCAACTGCCGCACCTCCTCAAGCGCCTTCTGAGAGGCAATGGCCTGCACATCCGCTGCTCGGTGCTTTGCCTGCCGCTCATCCTCCAGCAGAGCCATTACGCGCACCGCCTCACGAGTGGCAGCAGATAGCAGCGAGAACAGATCCCTAGCCTGCGAAGTCGCTGCAGCGGCAGGAGGAGTCTCTCCCTCGGAATCGTCCTTGCCTTCCAACGGCAGGTTGCAGCACCAGCAGTTGGGGCCGCGGCTGACAATTGCAGGCGCGCCGCAATGAGGACACTTAGGCTCAGCCGCCAGCAGTTCGCCGAACTGTTTATCGCGGGCCTGGTGGTGGGCCTGGCGCTCTTCAGGGAACGCCTCAACAGGCGGCGGAACAAAGCAATCAGAGAGTTGATCGCTGAAGGGCATGGCTGGGGGAAGCGGGGCTGCGCTCCCCTCGGCGGGGGAGATTGGCCCTCCCTTCAGCGGGGGAGATTGGCCCTCCTCAACAGGAGAGCCGTCCCGCGCCAGGATCTTGGCAAATAGGTCCGGCTCGTAACGTTGTTCGGCGGCCACCGGCGGTGGATCGCACTTCTTTAAGCCGCCGGTCGTCTGATAAAAATAGACGACCGAGCCATCCTCGCCGCCCACCTGTGCTGCATAAAGCCAGTCGCCGATCGCAGGCTTAACCTCTGTGATCAAAGCCGGGCCATTCGGCGTGCCCACCCAATCGAGAGCTTTGAAGTTCCGCGCAGGGCGGAATGGCTGCGGCAAGCCGGAGGGAGCCTCAAAAGCGCCGTCTTCGAGCTTTTTCAGCTGGGCTTGCGGAAACTTGGCGCTCTTGATCCGCGAGTCGGCCACCCAGCGCACATCGGCCCACGGCCCATCGTCGTCAGTGCCCACAAAGCGCACCTGGCCGCACTCAAATAGAGGCCCGCTCACGCAATCGCCGGGCTTCAACGGCTCTTCTTCGGTATTTTGTGCCTCGTTCGACGGCGGGGCGGGAGTCGCCTCCTCCTCAGCTGCCATCGCCTCAAGATGGTGCGCGCCAATCGCCCACGGTGGTCCAGCGGTCTGCTCGTCGCCGCGCACACGCACAATTCCGCTTGAAGAAATCGTGGTGACAACGCCCGATTTGCCCGCCCGGTCGCCAGATACGACGCGCACCCGTTGCCCAGGCGTAAATAGGGGCGGTAATGATGCCTCTGGCTGCGCCTGGAAAGCCAGTTCTTCAGGTTTGTACAAGCGCTCTCGACCGTCACCTTGTTTGACGGTGATTTCGTTGCCTTCAACAGCCAAAATCACAGCGCTCTGGCCCTGGTAGCCGAGCCTGTCACTGGTTATCCAGACAGATTGACCTGCCTGAAAATCATGCAATTGCAATTCAGTCGTCATGAGTATTGTTTCCCCGATTCATGAGTAGTTCCCGCCGCAGGCAACCGCAAGAGCGGGATTTCCCAGCTCTCAAAGAGCACTGCTCGACGGCTCGAACATTGCCGCACTCGCAGCGGCAGACCCAATAGATTGGCCCGCAGAGCAGGCGCGGCCCGTCGTACCGGCTCAGCACTGTCCAGCGAGTGAAAGTCTGGCCTGCCAGCTCCATTGCTCGAATGGGCATCAGAGTGCCCTCCCAGATAGCTTTCGATTGCTCTGGCCCAATCTGCGCCCGTGCTCTACCCGCAGGCAGCCGCACGAACGTGTCCGGCCAGCGTTCAGATAGGTTGATCGGACTGTGGCGAGTTGGCCACAGAGGCAGCGGCACTCCCAAAGGGGTACCCTGTATAGCCCTCGCCCGGCGCATCCAGCGGGCTGCAGGGCCACAAGCTGGCCGAAAGTCCGGCCAGTTAGATCAACTGCTCGCCGTCCCACTCGCTCGCCTCCTGGGCTGCGCCCTGCGCAAGGTGATCTGTATTGAGGAGCAAAAAGAAGCGGTGGCACTGGAAGCATATGTGGCCAGACAGCAGCCCTTCCTTGCCTCTGGTGGCGCGAATGCAGCTATTCAGGCGGCACCCGCAGCCCGGACAGCGGATCGCCCCTGCAGCGCTACCTTTCATTGCAGCGATGCTCCAACTCGTAGGCCAGCCAGCCTCTGATCGCCAGCTCGCAGCGATCGGCGACCTCCTGGATCAGCTCCAGTCGATCGGCCCGCTCTTCGTCGGTGGAGCAGATCACCCATTCCGACGCGATGGCCTTCAGATCGCCTACGTGATAGCTAATAACGTTGAGACTGGCCTGGGTAAGAGCGTCGGCCCTCAGTGCAAACAGCTGCTGCTCAGCCGCCCAGCAGCGCCCGAAGCACCGATCCGCGAGAAGACGGCCAGTTGCGCCCAGCCCCTGCAGATAGGGCCCGAGGCACGCTTTAGCTTTAGTGGCTGACATCGCCACCCCCCTGCCCACGGGCCGCATCGCGCAGACAGGGAGGGCGCGAGATGAGAGCGCGGATCTCTTCGACACAGAACTGGTAGCTGGCGCGGCGCGAGGCAGGGCCAGCCAGATCCCGGTAATGGACGCCGTAGGTGAGGCCGTAGGCACTGGGGTTGGCCGCCCAGGTGCGCAACAGCCGGGCGCTCATATCCAGGGCAGCAGAGGCTGCTGCGGCCCCGATCCAGCGCCTGTCCAGAGGCGGCAGGGTGCCGACGCCATCACCAATGACTGCCTTTATAGCTGCCAGTGGCTGGCTCTTGCGCGGCCTGCCCGGCCCCCGGCGAGGTGCTCCTGCGATCATGGCCGCACCTCCAGAAGGGTGATTGAGGAAGCAGGCACCCATCGGCGCTCGTAGCCGTCGCCGTAAGGGCTCTCCAGAGGCAGAATCTGGAGCAGTGAATCGTCGGCCTGGACAATGGCGACGGCGACCCGGCAGCCTGGGCGAGGCTCCCAGGCTGCCTCCTTGATCCGCGCGTGTAATACGGCGATCTTGCTCATGAGCTACCTCCACGCGGCGAGTCGCCAGCAGCAAAGTTGAAGTGCAACTGGCTCGGAGCAGGCCAGTAAGTAGGCACCTTCAAGTAGCGATCTGACTCTTCGTCGTAGATGAAAACGCCGTTCTGAGTTGCAATCGCGCTCTTCAGCGACTCAATTTCAGGCATCCTGCAGGTGCCAATCTTGATCCCAGCAGCTGTGCAGAGATCGACTTCAACCCAACTGCTGCCACCTACGGCGGCGGGTCGGCTCTCCGGTTTGCCGCCCTCATAGCGGACGGGCAACTGGTCGCCGTTGTGGGTGCGGGGCGGGTTATCACTCATCGCTGCCTCCCTTGCCAAAGAGGCTGAGCTGCCGAGCAACGTCTTCAACCTCGCCCTGCCAGTCCCCGTAACGGCGGATGACAGCGTAGTGCTCCTCGATGTCGTGGCCGACGAGCTTCGCTTTGCCCTCTTCGTCAACCCAGCAGTGGCAAAGTTCGTGGAACAACAAAGCCTCGTGCTTGCGAGGCTCCCCCTTCCAAAACTTCTCCCACAGCACGATCACAAAAGTGCAGCCGTGCAGGGCCTGATCGCGAGGGCTCGCTTTATGGGCGCTGCCCATCGTGAGCCGCCCTTTGCTTGAGCGCTCAGGTCGCCGCATGAGAATGCGAATCGGCACATTGCGCAGGTGGACCAGCTCGAAGCAGCTGAAGATCAGCTTGTCCGCCAGATCGTGCGCCTCCTGATCGGCCAGGTAATAGTCGCGGGTATCTTGCAGATCGGCGGCGGCCCGCTCCTCTTCTTGCGGTGGCGGCACTGGAATGGTCAGATCGCCGCCAAAGGGCAGTTCAATCCTGGGCAT